AGTGGCATTGAACGCCGCCGTCTGGGAACCGGCAAAGATGGCCTTTGCCTTCATCTCGGCGTTGAGATTGATTGCTTCCTCGTCCTGATTCGCCAGGTTCGCAGTATTTCCTATAATCTGCTGGGCGCTACGAGATGAGCCGCCGACGCCTCCAACCATCGCCACCTTCTGAGCCCCGATGGTCTGATACTTCCGGTTTACCGATTGCCGCATTTCATTTGCTGCCTCTACACCTACGGCTTGCGTGTTGGCAACACCGGCAGCGGTCGCAAGACCCGCGTTCATCGTCGAAGTGGCTGAAAGGTAGTTGTAGTAATTGCTCTGCGCGGTCGCGCTCTGTTTCTGGCCGATAGCGGACATTATGCCGCCCGCCGCCATGCCGCCCGCTATAAGTCCTGGGGCAAGTCCTGGGGCTCCCATATTACGCCTCCCTCACGAAAGCCATAAGCTGCCATTCCTTCCCGCCTATGGTTACGGTCTTGTCAACATTGACTCCGAGCCAGCGGAGCCATGCTAGGGACTTGGCATAGTCAAGCGGGACCACATTGTAGAGGACCAAGTATCTCCGACGCCATTCATTGACTATGTACCGACTCACCCGCATGAATGTCTTTTTGATGCGCGCCATTTCAGGTCTTCCAAGAAACCAAATCACGGCTTCCGCGCCGAGCAATGTCCTGGGATTTATGCCGAACATGGCAGACACTTTTCCCTCGACCAATACGGTGTAGGATTCCGTAGAGTTCGCCAGCCCATGCTCCAGGGCCGCTTCGTTATTGTGAAATCCAGACAGCATGACTTCCCTATGATCCTCGATGCGTAGATGGTTTCTCAATTCCTTGATGTCCTCTTTTTTGGCCTGGCGAATCTCAACAATTCCGCTTTTGAAGATCATATCAGTTCTCACCGTAAACGCACTTGGGGAAGAAAGCGAGCAAGCACATGGGGAGCGGGTCCACTTGGCGCAACATCATGTGCGCCCCAAATTCATACCCGCCGCCAAGTTGCACGGGATAGTCCATCGTCTTTAGAGGCATTGCCGCCGCTGGCGGGTCGCTGGCATACCGCTGCTTGATCTCCAAGAATCCATCCGTCCCGGTGCTGGCCGGATCGGGCGTCGTCTGCGACATATCCCGAATCCAACCACCGCGTGAGTTCCAGAAGCGGAGCGTTACCTGTGGTATGGCAATCTTGCGGCCCTGCGCGGTTCCCGGAGGCTGGACCCAGAAAGGAGACGGAGACTCAATGCGGAGCGTTTCTATGTCTGAGACGAACGGTAGGCCGACCTGGACTATCGAGGCGGCTGCTGGGAGCGTCAGGACGCCCCCTGCCGAGACCGTGAGTCCATTGACAACGTTCCCGTCTGCCAGGACCGCTACGGGCATGTTTGCGAGCCATCCCAGGCCGGTTATGCTGGCCGTGGCCGCACCGTTGTAGGTAGAGCCGCAGTCAACGAAGTATTGATAGCGCGGATCGGTTCCCATGTCCCGGCAGACCATGTACTCGATGCAACGGACAGTCTGGCCGTTGAGCGTCCGATTGACCACGAACCACGGTTGACTGTAGCCGTCCGTGTAGTCAGGGATGGTGCAAATACTCTCAAAAGTTCCTTGCGTGTCATGATGCGTCCAGGCGTTCAATTCCTGGTCGCGCATGTAGGTGCAGGATAGCAGGGCGCCGTCACTACGCACGGTCCACAAGATGCTGTCTGGCTCCTGCGCGTAGGCCATCTCTGATATCGTGTAGCCAGTGAAAAGATGCTGGGAGATAATGCTGATGTTGTCGCCCATGTAGCCATTTACCGCAAGCTGATAAATCAAGTTCCGCATTACTGATCCCATGCGCTGTATTACCATCATCTCAATGCCGATGATAGCCGGGGCGATAGCCGAGCTGCCACGGACTCCCTGAAGCAAGGTGCTAACCGAGCTTGCCGATAGCCCTTGTGTCCCAGGCTGGATTAGCCATTCGCTATCCGTGGTCAAGGCAAGCTGACCCTGCGGCATCATCACGATATTCTGGATAGCGTTCAAGGTGCGCGAGGGCAACACGATTGAGAAAGCGTCATCGGCTTGCGCGGGCTCGGACGTGCTGAAATCATTGTAGCTCCCGGTTCGGCTTAGTTGCTCAGTCTGCGGCTCCGTTGGCGTCCCACCCCAGCAGAGGCGGTCATTGTTGAAGCACACTGACCCCGGCCAACCGCGATAGGTGGACCACGAACCTTCTGACCATTGCCAGGTTGCGTTCGTGTTGGCTAGGCCAGTATCGTTTTTACCAATAGGCAGAATAGTTGCCGTGGCAGAAAGTGGGCTCGACACGGATGTTATCTGGACGACTCCTATCCAATCGAATGACAGAGTTGATAGATCGACCACGCAGCCGCCGCCTCCTGATGTCCATGTTCCAGATGAAGTCACTCTGATAAGACATTGATCGAATCCGGTGTCTCCAGATGTCGTGAAATTGTCATTAACCGCCGCCGATTGCAAGGCCTGAATCGTAGACCAAGTAGTTCCTCCGTCAATGGATGCCTGGACATTTAACTGCCCCACCCATGCCCCGGAGGTTATTATGCTCCAATTATGTCCGCACTGAACGGCGGCAGAAGTTTGACCGGTTCCCGTGGGTGAGAATGTAATGGTATTGGCGATTATGGTGCTAACGAGTTGGAACAATGCCCCGACGTGCCCGGAAACAAACACGTTCGCTGACGCGCTCAGGGTTATTGTCCCAGAGATTTCAAGGTTAGATGATGTTGGAACGTACTCCTGCGCCGATACGGCTGGAGCCGGGTAGACCGGTTGACCTCCAGGAGTGTAAGATAAGGTGATCAGATAAGACGATCCAGGAACTAGAGTAGTGATCGAAAGGATATAGAACTTATTTCCGTTGAGCTGGGTCGCGAAGGTGCCATTCATCCCCGTGACCGTGATCGCTTGCCCGACGGAAAGATTCGAGACTGAAGCCACGTTGACGGTGATCGGGTTTACCTGGCTGGAACTGCCCCAGGTGCCTCCGCTGATATAGGTGATCGGTACGTTTGTGTTAGTGACCGTCGCTGCGCTCGGTGTGATCGTGTTGCTCTGGCCTGTATTCTCATCCATGAATGGCCCGGAAAGAAAAGAGTATGCCGCAATCTGCCAGTTGGTCGAACTATAAAATGTCAAAGTCTGCGGAGCATAACTCTGGTGCGCGAAGTACATAACGTCCGCGCTTTGCGCGAACTTGAGCATGAAAATATCGGTGCTGGCCCACGGCGTGACGATCTGGTAGACGGTCTGTGCCCGCCAATAGGCCGCATCCCCGGAGAACGTCGATCCGGAAGTATTGGCCGTGATGCAGTAATATATGGTCCCGCCGTTGCTTACGAACGTCCCGACTGGATAGAAAGTTCCGGAAGCAGACCATGCGTTTGCCGCCGATACCTGGACCTGCCCCCCATTGGTGTAGAAGCGGGCATAGTAATGTCCCAGCTCGATGACGTAGGTCTGTGACTCCGAGGCAGAAAACGGGATGAGCCTGACCTGATGCGTTGAATCTCCCGCCGCCGCTACGAACTTGGTACCGGCACGATTGCGAACGCCGCCTCCCGGCATTACATTAACATTCCTAGCGGTCTTTAGACCAGTGAGGAACTTCGAGAGATCAACGCGGGCGGCCAGCGCCGGCGATAGCTCACCGGCGGCAAAACTGACCTGGTGATTAAAGATCGGCGTCTGCGCCATTTATTTATTTCCGTCCTTCATCTCGCCGTACATCTTCTTCGCCAGGTGAGCCGACTTCACTTCGCCATCTTCTCCCAAGCCCATATGCGTGATCTGCAATTCCATCGAGGCGTGTTCATGCTCCTGGCTTGCCCCGGCAGATACGCTCAGAACGTGCGCCTTGGCCTCTACGGTAAAAATCTCTCCCACCTTCGGAAGTTCCTTGATTCCGAGTTTTTCAAGCTCCTCTTTTTCCAGACGCAGGCGAAGGCCGTAAGGATATTCCGGCTTCTCTGGCATGGCAGTCGGCATTGCCTCGGTAGCTTCCTTGCTGCTCAGTTTCATGTGGGTCATTTGGTTCTCCTAGTACTCGTGGTCCCAGCCGCCATTATTTCGGCACTGCTCGTATGGACTCTCGCGAGGCTGAACCTCGGTTGACTCTCCATAGTTTTTCCGCATCGCTTCCTCGATAAACTTCTCAGCAAGCGCACCGGTCGCAGACATAAGCGATTGGTCAGCAGTCAGAGGGATGCAGAGTTCAAGAGCCAGCATCCAGCCTAGAGCATCCTGAAACATGTCGTCGAACTGGCTTTCGTCGAGCATGTTTACCGTGTAGTGGCACCGAGCCCGTTCAAGGTTGCAGCCCAGAGCCATTTGGTTTGTTACCGGAGAGCGCATGATCTCGAAGAAGTCCTCTTTGCCATGCGCCATGTGCCGATCACCGTAGGGCTCGGGATGAATGGCATGGTATGGGTTATAGACCTTTACCATGCGTACGCAATCGGCTGGATAAAGGTAGGTAAATTCAAATTGGTCGATGATGTCCCAATACTTGCTATTCAGCGGGCTTGCGGATATTTGATTAGCAATGGCAGTGTTGATGTCTCCCAGGAGCGTCAATGGACGCTGGACGCGGGCGAAACGCCAATCGCAGGCACGGAGCGCGGATCTGCGGGCACAGTCATAAAACAGGTTGCACTTGAAAGCGGCCTCGGATTGCTCGGCGGGGGATGAGACGTTTCCGACTTTTATGTGACTAAGTGCCTTATTAAAAATTGATACCTTTGTAATCGAGGCGTCCATGTCTCCCCCTCGTCAGAGGGCGAGGGCCAAAGCCCCCGCCCCCGTTGGCGTCTAGCTCTTCGCGCTCAATAGCCGGAAGTCGTTTTTCTCCGGGTCAAGGCTCTGGCTCACATGCGACGGCGGCAAGATCGCCATCCCGTCCTGTTGCGGGACTGCCCCGGTGATATCTCCCCTTCTGAGAGATTCCTGCAAGTCCTGCTGATTCGGCTTCTTGAAGTTGGGCGTGTACTTCGGGTTCATCGGCTTATTCAACCCGAGCCTTTCTTCATGCTCCGGAGATAAGAAGATAATCCTGTCGGCCTCGATGCAGCCGAATATCTCGGATTGCGTTCTCCGCGTTGCCTGCCAGAATCCGGTATCGTCTATCGGCTGGATCGCATTCAGGCTCTCCAATCCCTTCTTGACGCTATCGGCAATCATAGCCTGAACTTCGGCAACGGTCATGGTCACTGTCGGGGCCGCTCCTTCCTTCGGAGTTTCGGTCGCTCTGGTGACATTAACTTCAGGCTTGATTTCCTGCGTTTGCACTGGTTTTCTCGACTGCCCTTTTGGCCATCCCATAAATTTATTATCTCCTGTTTTGCTTAGGTTATGCCCCGCAGGATCCGGCCAGTTTTGTTTCCCGGCTAGCGCCAGCCGGACCCCACGGAGCGGATTTGCTTACTGATCGACCAAGGATGCAGCATCCTCCTTGATCTGCCCGGCCTGCACGAACGCCGCGTAGGTCGTGTCCCTCAACGCCTGGTCAACGATATCGGCATCCAGGGTTAAGAAGGCGAGGACGCTGCCGCCAGAGACAACGGCCGTTCCGACACGGTAGACGACCCGCAGGAAACGCCGAGCCGTCGGCGGGATGCGCATCAGGCACAGCAACGCATTGGCAGCCGCGCCAGCAGCGATGACCGGGCCAAGGGCAATGTCTGCCCATCCGGTCGGAGTCGCGTTGGTAGCTGAGGTCGCCACGGCGTCCTGTAGCACGATCTGGATAGTGCCCGATCCGCCGAAGGCCGCCGCCGAAGTCACCTTGGCGATAAGCCAGGGCGCAACGTAAGCTCCGCCCTCGCCCCGGAACGCCAAGCCACTGACCCCTTGGTCAATGTAATTGGCGCTCGCGTTGTCCGTCTCGGCGGTGAAAGCATCACCCGTCGTTACTGCGCTAAACGTATTTTGTCCATCGAGAAACATATTGATTCTCCTTCCTTTCGGAAACTTAGTTCTGCAACCTGAGCCGGATGTAGGCGATAACCGCCCCACCTGACCCAACGGTTCCACTCACCGTGAAGGTATATCCAGTACCGCCGGTTATGGCGACTCCGACATAAGTAGCGCCATTCGCCGCCTGCATACTGGCTATAATGACATCGGACGCCAAGGCGTCCGTGTCACTGACCGCGATTGTGGTCCCACTTTGGGCCACAGTAGCCTGCCCGAATGCCCTCACCATATGCTGAAGGTATCCGGCTAGACCGTTCTGAGAATCGCGCCCTTTGATGAACTTCGGATAGCAAGGATTGATTAAAGCCATTGCCTTGACTCCTTAGCTCACCTGCGATTCGCTATTGAGAAGCGCGTCGCAGCGGTGGATCTCGATTCCGCACAGCTTGACCACCTTGCGCCCGTCCTCAAGCTCCGCGAAGGTCAACATGGAGTTGAACTTCTGCATAGCCTTGACTTCGAGGTAGGTGTGGACGATGCGGTTGCAGTAGAACACCAGCTTCCCGTTGTTGGGGTTCTGGATGTAGTTGTGGGCCTGGATGGCGTTCTTCAGCAGGTTCGCGGACTGATCGTTGTCGTCTCCGGCGGAGGCGAGAGCCACAACGTCGATGTTCGCGATGCGGACGGCCTGCCGCCAGTCCTCGACTGCGAGGCCGAGCTGGGCCTTGTACTGATCCACCCAGGCGAAGTAAGACGCCGACCGGGAAGTGCCATCGTCAACGAGCCAGAGGCCCTTGTCCTTGTGGACGATACCGGCGTGGGTTCCCTTGGGGAAGAACGCGCTGATACCTCGACCCTGACCACCCCAGCACACCAACCACATGGAGGTGTTGTTGTTGTTGCTGGGCGTTCCGAAGGTCTCGCCTTCGGAGTTGGTGCTGGCATCGAACACGTTTCTGCCAGAGTCAGGCAGGGTCGATGACGGGTTATTGAGGACATCCGGGTTCTGCTGATACGAAGCGTTGAGGTTCGCATAGCAGGCCGATAGACCAGTGAAGCGGTCCGGGTTGACTCGCGTGTCACCATAGAAGATGGTGGACGTGATGGTCTGACCCATTGACTCCATGAACGGCCCGACTTCTGACAGCCGCAGCGCGGGACCGTCAGAGGCCATATCGACCAGGCGCTCATCCACCCGGCTCAAACCTTCGAGCATACCGGCGGTGAAATGGACCTGCTTGGTGCTGGACTTGGAAACCTGCGTCCCCAAGTTGATCTGCCGCCAGGCGATAGCCGGCAGGCCGGTTCTGATGGTCGTGGTATGGCCGCTGTCGCTGTTGGACTCGAACACGGTCATATCCGTGGTGACGGCATTGACGCGGTTCATCATCTCTACGATGGTGGCCAGATTTAGGCTGCCATCCGGGTCAACACGCTTGGCGTGATCCAGAAGGGTAAGTTGCGTATTTCCGATTGCGTTAGGCATACGGTTACTCTCCTTGCTTTATTTTTTGACGAACTCCGGTAGCAGGTTCCCGTTCTTGTCGTGCATACTCGGGAACATCTGCGCGTAGGTTCGCTCCGTCGTGTCCTGCGGACCGGTCCCGGCTGGACCAGGCATACCGTCCTCGGCCATCGCCTTGCCAACGGCGATCATGAATTGCGTCATCTTCAGGTTCATGCCGAACCCGGTCTGGTCCATTAAAGACCGCAGCTCTGGGCTCCCGAACTTATCTAGCGCCTTGGCGGCGAAGGCCAACTCC